AGCTGTTTAGGGTTTTTATATCTGTAAGTTCGAATTCAACAGGCTGTCCAGTTTTGCCTCTCCGAATATACAGCGTTCCGTCGTCAGCTTCGATGACAACTTTATAGTAAATCATTGCATCCAGTGCACCTGAAGAAGTTGATACAATATCAATTACTGGAACTTTTGATTCTCCACCGCTGAGTATTTGACCAGCAGAAGTTGTCTTAAACGGATAGATCAGATATTTTCCACCTGCCCAGCTGTTTGATTTGATAGCCGGCTTTTCGATTTTAAACACCTGATTAATGGTAGGTTCGGTATAGAGGTTTTCAACAACAGTTGTTTCAACCTTATAACCAACACTGTTATAAACAGAACCGTTATAAACAGAGGTAAGTTTTATTGCATCCTGTGATGCACTTTCTGCTCCAACAGGTTCTCTTTTAACAACAGCAGAAGCAAAGGTGCCGCCATAACGTACAAGTCTGATATCTCTACATCCTGCATTGTACGCTTCCATGGCTGACAACAGCATAGTGCATCCTTCAATCTTCTGCCTTGTTGCAGGATTATAATATTTGCCGAAAATACTTTCAGCAGATTCCTGCTTTACGTACCTTGTGGCTTCTCCAACAGGTCCGTCAGTAGCGGTTCCAATAATAAGCACACTACCAGTGGTAGGCCCATCGATCGGAGCAATAAGCCCGCCATCTTTGTAGGTTACTTGAAAACCTGGAAGATGCTCATAAATTTCTGGCATCATGATTCCTCCTTTTATTTGTTAAAGATGAATTTGTTATTGAAAAACAAATTCGAGGTTGTCGTTTACTCTAGTCGTGATTGCTGCTATGTTTTTTGTTCTGACAATTGACTGTTTTTCTATCCTAACCATGTACCTTATGTGCCTGCTGACATATTTAGAACTCCAATCATTTGCCAGATTATCTTCTCGCTGCTCTGTAAACACAATTTCCTGTACGCCATTTTCTTTGTAATCACCGATATATGCCTGTATAACTTCGTCTTCAAATGTCTCTAATGTTTCATCTGCTTCGTCTGCATTTTCAGTCCAGATAGAGAATTCTAGTATATAGTCGAATTGCTGTACTGTTATCTGATTTGAATAGTCGCCTTTATTTTCTATTTCAAAGAGTCTTGGTTTTACGGCTTTAGTCGGTGTACGTTTAATAATCTTGTGTGTAATTATCGGGGTTTTGTAATTGATTGCCTCTGCATCTTTAGGGAATGCCTTGATAAAAGTAATGTCTGGGTATGAGTGTTTGATAATTGAATGTATTAAACTGGTAAAGTCATTTATACTGCAGCATTTATTTGCTTGTAATCTCATATTCTCACCAACACATTCACAAATTCAATTTCTGATACAGGTATGTAGCTTACTTTCAAATAGACCTCATTTCCCTGCTGGATAACCTCATAGCTATAGTCTTTTAAGTAATCTTCTTCGATAAGCTGATGCAATATATTATCAAGCTTACTGTCTATAGTTCTGAGTGCAATCATGCTCATGTTGTTTCCTGGTTGTGTTTCAAATTCCTGCGATAATCTATAAACTATTTCTTGACCTATTCTGGTCACCATTAATGAATCAAAAAGCTCTTTTTCTGATACATAATCTCCATATCTTGTGACTGATGAAAGTAAACCATAATGCCCGCTTAATGTTTTTACTATAGGATTGATTTTCATAGTAACCAGTCTGTTTATTTGGTATTGATTGAAATGCATAAAATCGTCGGTTACATTTTTTATTTTTTTGTTTATTAAAGGCTGGTTTCTATCCAGTGTGGACAACATTGATGCTATGGAAACCGCAGGCCTGTATTCGTAAATTCCATCATCACCAAACCCTGCAAGGTCTCCGCATACTACAAACATATAAGCTCCGGCATCATCATAATTGTTCTTAAACAGGTCTGTGGTGCGCTGTTGAAAATCATCCAGCATGTCTATATATTCGTCCAACGTTTGTTCTTCTGTTTTTGGTTTACAACCTATTACACCTATTACTGGATTTCCAAGAGCATTTTGCGTGTAACATAATTCGGTAAACTTTTTAATCTGTTCGATATGACCCTCTTCACCATAATAATACCCATCAAGTGCATATGTTGACACAGGATAATTGTATAAAGAATATTTTGTGCTCAGTTCATTTATCTCGAAGTCATCATCGATTCCGCCGTTTAAGTAATATTTAATCGATTCTCTCTGTGGAATATTTGCAATATTAAAAACAGACGGATTTATAAAAGTTGATAAATCGAAAAGTGAATCTGCTACATAGTTAATTGAATAATATGAAGCATCGGTATTTATTTTATCTACAAGGTTTCCTATGGTCTGATAGCTTCTGAAATCATATTCTTTTGTAATCACACCGGTTGCCGGATCTAGCATACAGATCTTGTTATTAGCTTGATCTATATAAGCACACATGGATCCATTGTTGGCTGCTCCATTATTTGCATCATATAGTCTTATTAATGGTGTCAATCTTCCGTTTATAATTCCGTTTATAGTACATGACGCAGGAATCCCGTTTAATCTGGTCATAAATATATTTGGTCTGGTTATGCCGCTATAATAAGCAGTTTTTACTATTCCGTCAGCAGGACTACCATAAATCTTAACGGCGCTTTCTATAGAATCAATAGCTATTGGTCTGCCGATCGGACCATTATTAATATTGGTGCAGATCATTACAGAATTTTTTACATTGTAGTTGAATATGAGCTTATATGGTTCAAATACAACACTGATCTGCATATACTACCTCCTAACACTCCCAAGATAAGCAATACCGTTTGGTGTTTTAATGGCGTTTACTAGAACAATACCAACGTTTATGGCGTTTATACTTGAAAAAGCCCTAATAAAACTTGGCTTTCCTTTGTTTTCTCTGATAAGATCAACAGTGGCAACTTCGAAAGCTGAAAATTCATTTAAAAGCGGTCTTCCATTATAGTCGAATTCACAATTAACGATGATATTTCCAGGTTTAATCCTAGCATCGCTTTTAAAATAAAATACTCTACTTACATTATTTAGACTGCTTGCTTCACTTGCTTTTGAAGCCCTGGCAAGAGTTTCAGGAATAGAGGTAATAGTAGTCCAGCATGGATATGACATTAAGGTAATGAGATATCCAACGCCATAACACTTGCTGCAGGATTTATTGGCACTCATAGTTTTTTCGTTATAGCACGAACATCTAGTACGGTTATCCTCATCTACACGGGCAACCAGAACAAGATGTCCATAATCATCAATTACTTTGTTGAATGCCTTTTGACCCTTCATCGAAGTCTCCTCTATTCAGTTTCTATTGAGCGAGTCATAAAGTCTGGATATGGATTGGATATTTGTCCTTTAACAGGATGAGCAGGCATACCATATCCTCTTGCTACTCCAAAGTTCATGATAAGATCCATCCATGGCCTGACTTTTCTTTCTGCTACTTTTAAAACAGTATTTATCGTGTCTTTTATATCTGATCCAGTATCTATTTCAAGATCGGATAAAGTGATCGTTTCAGCTTCGCTAGATCTTTCTATATAAAATGAATAGAGCGTATTATAGGCAGCCTGAAACTTCACATATTGTTTGATGTAAATAGGCAGCCCCTCTACGTTGCTCCAATCAGTAGGTGTCAATCTCGTGTTGTTGCTTTCCGCATATTCTCTTAACTGCCTTGCATAGAGGCTGGCATCCTGAATATGAGAAAGAACTGTGTGTAAATTTACCTGGTCTTCTCTAAGACCGGTCTCTCTTAAAACTTCTTTATAAGAGCAATAAAGCGGATCATAAGAAGAAAGCATCTCATACATCTCTATTTCAGCTGCGAGTGCTGCGTCTTCATCATTTTGTTCTTCAGCTGGTAAATCAGGCAGTATCTGTGGAAGTTCTTCCTGATAGAAGAATCTTATTGGGTCTCCCCATGGGCTTAAAACAGAGCCAGTATTATGACGCATCCTGATAAAGTAAGGATTCTGTGAAAATGAGATTAATGGAAGTGTCTGAAGATTTGGAGAAACTATGGTAGTGCTCCAAATTAAGTTGCTAAAATCTGTGGTCGCACTAATTTCAATATCATAGCTGACAGCACCACTTACTGCCATCCAGCTGATTACCGGTACAGAATTATAGATCACATTTTCGTTAGGTGATGTAATCACTATATCTTCAAATAGAATTTCATCTTTAGTTACAAAATTGAATGTTTCTACAATTTCTAAGGGGTTACCAAACAAGTCGGTTATATCAGCCAGTACTCTGAATTGATACTCCGTATTCGGCTCAAGTGCAGAAGGAATAAATTTGATCATCTTTTGTTCATAATCTAAACTACCATCTATCTGTGTGTAATTGGCGCCTACTTTTTTATATAAGGCAAAGTTGCCAGGGATGGTCATTTGGTTCAGATCACGATTGAACAGCACCTCAATAACAGCTTCTCTTGGGATATTTATAGTGTTGTGATTTGGATATGTCGACACAATATAAAGTTTGGCCATCTTAAACCCCCATATGTAATTAGTGGACGGGCAGTATCAACCACCCGCCCACCAGTAAACAAATCACCTTTCTCGTTAGTGAACTAACGGTAACATTCCCTTCGCCAATGATATAACTGCTTTTTGCAAGTAGCACACTATTCCTACCAATCAGAATTGTTTAATACTACTTGATAGAGCCTAGAACTAAGGAAGCATTCTAGGGTATCATGACAGAAATATCGTAGTTCTCTAAGAACTTAGGCTGGTCATAATAGGCTTTTACAAGCCCATGCCTTTAGGCATGTGGTTTATGACAATTAAAGATCAGCAAGAGCGACAGCTTTCCAGGTTGCCACCCCTCCGGTTACATCTATACAGATATATATATTATCTGCATCAAATAGAATTTGCCCTTTTACACCTGTAGTCGGATCTTCGCCTCCAGCTAAGGTTTCATCAGAGAACGAAGCATTTTCGCAACCTGAATCATCAAGCGCAATTTCATTTCCTGCAGTACCGGGTTCTGCTGCATTAATGACAACTTTATGTGCATTTGCTTCTGTTCCAGCAGTCGCAGTCACAACAGACTCTGTATTCGCAGTTATTGCTTCTGCAATAGCAGCTGCAGCTTCTTCTGCTGTGGCATCAGTTCCACCAGCCAATACCGGCGAATCAAATGTACCGGTAGTTGTGGTTGAAACTGTCAAACCATTTCCTTCACTGCCGTCAATAGTGCTAGATATATGGATTTCACCAGGATTTCCGACGCTAAATGTAACTGATTCTGTTCCGCCAGCACTGGCTGTTATTAAGGCAGTTATGACGTCTTCAACATTAGAAGCAGATGACACGTCTACAGGAATAGTGTTTACATTAGTATTTGAATCGGTGTCAAACTCATACACATCTTCACCGACGGTTAGAGTCTGGCCATCTGTCGGAACTTCGATAAAAGTAAGTATAGTCCCTGCAGATGAAGGTGTTCCAGCCGAAATATCTACTTGAATATTGCCTTGTGCGACTTCTTCACCAAATTCATATACTTCATCACCAATTACGATAGTCTCTCCAATACACACTTCTCCTTCGAATACCAGTTCGGCATGAGCTGACACAGCAATCACAGGAGTTCCGTTTTTCATAATATTTGCCTCTTCGATAACATGAGAATGTGCAGGAATAGAAGCAGGCGCAATTACTCCATTTTCATCTATAACTTTAATCGGGTTTTCTTTCGGGCCAACTTCGAATCCGCCAATGGAAAGGATCGGGCCCTTAAATTTCCGTCTAGTCGGTATATAAGTCATTTATTTATCCTCCTTAGTAAAATTGGACAGAGGGCGGGTATGACCCCGCCCGATCATCTCAACTACTAAATATCGTCAGATACGTTTTCAGGAATATCGGTAACAGCATAAGCTGTCGGCAGCGGATAGGTTTTCTTGAACGGAATGTTCTTGGCAACAGCTATACCGTAACCGCCATGCAGGATTCCGATACCATAGCGTTCTTTAACTTTCAGAGTGATGATGTCTCTGGTTGGATCATCGAACTGTTCGGGGCTCATCCGATCTTTAACAACCAGTACGCCAACATTGTTGCGGTCGATTACATAGAAGTTAAACTTCTTGTTGACCTGATCAAATGGAACCCAGGGGCTAAAGCTTATATTCAAGCCGCCAACCGGAGAGCCGGTGTTGATCGGGATCTGAGGCGGTTCTTTGCTGATATTGACAGACGGTGCACCTGCGCCAAAGGCAGCCATCTTCATGGATTCCAGGATGGAGTTCTTATAGAAGAGTGACCAGCACAGAGGATGCATAATAATGTCGGTCGGAGTAAAGCCAGCGGCCATGATCGAGGTACACATATCGATGAGGTCTTCCGCGGTGACCGTGCCATTAGCTTCACCATAATAGTCGCGGCCGGTAGGAACCAGTTTCGGGTCAGAGGAGTCGGCATCGAATACTATATGACCATGTTTGTCAAATTCATAGAAGCAGAGCTCTTCTTTCAACCTACCCATGGCATAGCCTGCGGCTTTAAGATGCATACCGATAACGTCCCACTGAGAGTCAGAAACCATTTCATCGGTAATCTTAACTTTAAGACCGTATTTATTGACCTTTACTTCGGTGCTGAGTTTATCAACATGGAAGTTCAGAGTCTGTTCTGGGTATTCCTGTCCTTCAGCTACAGGGAAGGCTCGAATTGCACCAAACATCGGGAATTCGATGCTGCGGCCTTCGGTAAGAGATATCTCTGTAAGGAATTTGCTGACCAAATAAGTAGGCTCAGCAGCTTCAAGCATTACAGTGTTGATTACCTTGGGGAACAGAATGGATGCATCAGGAGTACTGAGCGCCTCTGTTACGGTAATCATCTCTTTTTTATTTAATTTGCCATTTGGCGTTACTTCTAACATTTTTTTATAACGCTCTTGTAAATTTAGAGACATTTTATTTCCTCCTTACAACTTATTCGAAACTATTTCATGAGCAGGATGCGGGCAGCGCCAACTGATCCCTTATAATCCCACTCGGTAGGAATTCCGGGAATCTGGTCTACGATCTGCGTGTAGGTGATTTTAACAACTTTGTTGTCGTCGTTTTCATCCAGGTACAGGGTGATCTGGTTCAAACGATGGTCAATGTGATATTTTCTTCCTTCAGTTACAACGTTGTCATCAAAGTAAATTCGTATAGTTTCGTCTGCGGCAATTGGTGCATTGGCCTTTAATACCAATTGCAGTTCTTCGCCGTCAGCAGGAACAGTTAATGCACCGGTTCCAGCGTTTATATTCACACCAGCTGAAGATGCAACCACTGACGTATGAGCAGTGATGATTTCAGGAGTGTCTCCACCATAGGTGGTTTTGGAACGGAAGTATCCATCGGTCAAATATTTGATGCCGGTAGGATTGTTTGCATCAAACAGTTGTTTCACCAGAGCGGCGAAATTGGCGCTACCAGGATATCCACCTTTAGTTGCAGGAGGATAGCTTGCGTTTATGATTCCGTCGTTCAGTTCGTTTTGCATTACTTCTACGTTCATGAAGTATGCGAGCCATCCAAGGGGCGGTAAATCAGTATCCATTGCATAGACCTGACCAACCAGTTGGGAGAAATTATCTGTCCCTTCTGTCCATTTTACAAACTGGCCGGCTGCGTTAGGTTTTACATAATCGCCAGGTTTAAGTCCGGTAGCAGTATCGGCGGTAGCGCAACCCCATTTCATAGCAGCTGCACTTTCATCTCCAACGATAAAGGGAACTTCAATATATTCTCTGGTAATAACAGAGGGGAAGTTACCATCGAAACGATCACGTTTCTTTTCGAATATATTGTACTGGGCGACACCGATAGGCATGTTGACTCCATTTGCGATAGTAAGACAGGTAGTGATTTTGTCTGTCTGCCAATCGTATTTGGGTTCAGATACAGCAACGATTTTTCCTTTCGGAATAACAACCATGCCGAAACCACCAAAACGATATTCAAACAGACCGGGCAGGTCGGGGTCTACTATCCAATACTCGGCAGGGGCGTTACCTTCGGATCTTACTAAATTAGTATGAGTCCTGTCGTCTAGCCCGCCATTTTGAACATTTACTTGTGGGAAAAGAGCCATTTGTTTTTCCTCCTTATAACGTTACTTAGATTAGTTTCCTTCCGCTCAACAGGCTGTAGACAATGTCTTCATCCGTAAGCGATTCGTTATCATTGGTACGGTTAGATCCTGAGAGAGCAGGATTGTCTATTTCCTGCCTTTCGCGCCTAATAGCAGTAAGGCTGTCAAGCAGGTCTTTAATAGTATTTTCCAGGGATTCAAGACTGCGTGTTTTGAGGTCTGCTTTAATTTCTTCGGTTTCTTCGTCAGTCTTGTTGTCGACGAATTTTTTGATAGCAGCTGCATATTCGACTAGTTTACTTTGAATGGCTGCAAAGGAATTGGTATTCTCCTCTACCAGTGCAGTCATCTCTTGTTTTACAGAGTCAAGTTCTTCCTTCATTGTCTGTTGTGCTGTTTTGAGGTCTTCAACCTCTTTTTCAAGTTGGGTTTTTTCCTCTGTAAGCTGCGATACCTCGCCGGTAAGAGCTTCTTTATCAGCAGTTAAAGTCTCTTTATCAGCTTCAAGAGCAGATACTTGATCTTTAGCTTGTTTAAGCTGCTCATTGGCTTTGGTTAGCTCAGCCTTCAACTCTTCTAACTTCACTGTTTTTCCTCCTTTTGTATCTTCTTTGAATAATTCTTGAACAAGTATATGATTATCGAATCCTTTGTTAGCCATCTCTTCTAGACCAAAGTGATTGTTGTCTTGATCAAGAAATTTATCTCCATCAAACGCCATCCATTCGGTAGAGACGACCATGGCATTTTCATCTGCCGGCCTGTTAACAAAACTGACCTCATAGAACTCAATATCCTCAAGGGTCCAGTAACAAGTCTTTTCTTTCCCATCTACCTCATATTTTTCACCACGATAATGATCGCACCAGTTTTGAGCCACATCTATTCCACATATACTGCAATAAGCTGCCTTGGCAGAACATCCTATAGATACAGTCAGATAGCGATTGTCTAGAATTTTCTCTATTGCAGTCTGGTCTGTGATAGCAGGGGAAATTGTTATACATGCTTTGCCTGACGTGGAATCGGCGCTGAACTTAGCATCTACTACCCTTCCGAGTGGTTCACTCTCTATATCATGGTTTGTAAGAACAGGCTTGGGATAAGGAGAGGTCCAGCTGAATACACCGGTTTTTTTATCAAAATCACCGCTCAATGCTTCTGCCGTATATTGAACGAAATTTTTGGTTATGCCGGCATGTATAGCTTCAATTTTGGGGAGAATCGCCTTCATAGGAGCTTCGCTTTCCCTAAAGGTCTTAGTGTTGTTTTCTATCAAGAACGTCTCCTCAAACTTCGTTAGTTTCATTGACATTTTGTACCTCCTTTGTAGTAAGGATGCATTGACAATTTGAATGAAATGGCGGTATAAATTCAGATCCTATTAACAAATCGTTTGTTTTGACTTCCTTGCCATTAAGTTTTTGGCAATACTCGCATCCATTGTCTGACTTTATATATACTTTATTTAACCCAGCATGCTGAGCATATCTGATTATCCCGAAGTTATATCCAAGATTGCATACATTATTTGCCAGGAACTTAAGTCTGTACTGGTGGGTTTCAAACAACCCAAGAATTTTACTTACATCGCTTTCTTCTATGTCCCGTACTCCATTCTTAAGATCGGCAAACAGTTTCGAAACACTTTTCATATGTGTGCTTGTAAGTTCGTTTACTAGGACATTATTTAAAAGAGCATCAGGCTTGCTTATGTTTGAACTATCCTTTATACCCTGAAGTAGGCTTTCTCTGGTGGTTTTCTCGATTAAGGCTTTAATCTGGTTCTCTGCCAGACCGAAAACCATGTCTACAGATTTGCTGTTTATTCTTCCTTTTTCTGCGTGCGCAATGATGTCATTTCGAATTGAATGATAAATCTCTAATAATTGCCTTCTAAAATTATTAATACTGTCAATATCGTGTTTTTGTACACTTTCTATGATAAAAGTATTTTTAGATGAATCATCGTTAACAGTCTCTTTGGCTTTAGACTCGGTTTTATCGCCAGTATTCGGATTGGCATTATTTATCTGTGCAGCAATAATATTTGCATATAGCCTTTCTTCATCTGCAACTGTTTCATATGACAATTCCTGTCTAGCTTCTTCAAATGTAATAAGATTATTGAGCCACTTCTGGATAACTTGGTTTTCATATTTTGTCTTTGACTCAAGATCTATTTCGTTAAATTCAAAATAAACCTGATCATCAATATTGAGAACAGGGTCAAATCCACCTTCAAGCAAGAGCTCGTTGATAATATAATGTTCGAAGAATTGAGAGAATGTTTTCTGAATGGCTTTAATGCGGTCGTTCATCTGCTGTGTGAGGTTATCGGCAGTAGCACGATTTGAAGTATCTGATATCCCCATTATTGTGTCGGATACGCCAAGTCCGGTAAACACTCTGCTTCTGAAATATTCCAGGTATTTACTTACATCCATAACAGCTTCATCTATACTTACTACATTTACATCATGCCTTTCAGGAATAACCATAGCTGAATCTAAAGGCATATTATTTATTGAATCAGTTACTTCATTGATTTCTTCCTGAGTTGCTGCATATTCTGGAGTGCCAACCTTATATACTATCAATGGGAATAGATGTCTGTAGACTAATTTAATTACATCTTCTTCTATCTGACGAAGTATTTTAACGTCATCAAGTACAGAGAACAAGAAAGGATTACCAAAAATTTGTCCGCGTTCGCGTTTCCAATGGAAATGAATCATATCATCTGGTTTTATTTCGATAGATTCACCAGTAATTTCTTGTTTGTAGGCCTGTACTAAACCGTTTTTATCTCTAGCAACAGTTATAGTGGATGGGGCGAGAACAAAATATCCTGCAACAGGTTTAAATTTTCCAATACCGGTAACGGTTAATCCTGGGGGATATTGATAGTTATTGCCTGCTCTCGCTTTAATAATGAAGACGTTGGAGTACTTAACCAGATCTTCTGCGATCTCAAGGAGAAATTGTTCAAGTGGAGTTTTGGTTGCTTCTGCAATGGCGCGCATTCTCATTCTTATGTAATCAAGAGCATTCTGATTTTTACTGGTAAACGACCAGCCGGCAGAAAATATCAGATCCGTATATTTATCCAATGCTTGTCTTATATATGAATCTGTATTATAAGCTGCATCGATTTCTTCTAAATCAAAATCAGGTTCTTCGAAATTCCTTGTACGGGACGAACCAGTATTCTTGGAAAATACGAGCCCAACTCTTTTGATTATATATTTCTCTGGATCTGATTTGGTGCTACCACTTCTTTTGCTTGGGGCATTTCTAAAATATTTCACCAAATCTTTTATGTCGTTTATAAAAGACATATATTTCTCCTTACAAAATAACGTTTATCTGTTTAATGTCGCCGCGCAGTTCAATTAAAATTGTTCCTGGAACATTTGGTAGAAAACCACTTTGTTCAGCATAACTATTCCAGTATTCAAGCATTGATCCGCAAGTAACAAACACTCTTCGGTTGGATTGCAGTTGGCCGTCGTCTGAGATTGAATAGATCTGATCTTCATGGAAGTGTCTTACATGTGAATGGCCTACACAGTTATGAACTGCTACTCCATTTGCCGAAAAAGAATTTTCACCAGGAACCGACAAGCAACAAACCTCGCCACGATAGTCAACTTTTTTAATGTCTTCAATCTCAAATAAAATAAAGTCTCCAAGTTCTATATGACAACTTTTATTGGTTTTTCCTGGTTCTAAATCCATTCCGAATATATCTTTGGCAAGCTCTATTATTTTGTTCCCACTAATAGAAACATCCCAAGCGGGGGCTTTGTTAGACAGTTTGCCGTTTATTTCAACTGTTTTGGCTTCGCTGGCTAACTTAATAGAAGCGACATATCCTAACCTCATAAAGATATTCCATACTTGCCAGGCGAGAGACTCAGAAATAGTTCCATAGCTTATGGTTCTGCGTGTTCTAAACTTATTATCCTTTCTGCAATGTCCATCACCCCTAAGCAAACCTTTCAGTAGTTCAAACTGTAAATCATGCGGCAACTCAATCATCCATTTCGGTATGCTTTTATTGGCCGATCCATTACCAAATAAATCGTATAATAATATTCCCAACCATTTGCTATGAACTAGCAATTCAGTGACTTGTGATTCTTTATGCTTATACTCTTTCGCTTCCAAACCATATTTGCTGATAATATCGCATATATCTTTTCTGAAATCATTTTCATTATCATGGAAAGCGAATCTTATTCCAGAAATTTGCTTGTCTTCCCTACTCTGTTTCGCGATAGATCCCTCTGCCAACCAATAACCACAAAGTCTCATAAAATCATAATCTATGGCAATGCTGGCAGGAAATTTATAAGAGCGTTTATTTCCATCAATGGGTATAATTCCAAAATCTTCATTATCAACAGAGGCTCCCTCAAACAAATGCAGCAGATCAATTGACTTGGTTTCTTTTATGTTCTTATTGTAAGAAGCAACAACAAAATCACCTGGTTCTAAATTCTCAGCCATTATCCATTTTGGTTCTGCGTTGGTTATGTTTTTGCAGCTATCACATGGATAAGAAAATAAGCTTTGCGGTCTGCAAACTACATCATCTTTTTGTCTTGAAGGTAAATGACAAAGCAAATCTTTTCTTTTTATTGCAAAAATTTCATGATTGTCTGTACAAGATATTGTGTTATTCGGTAACTTGGAAACAGAAATATTGTAAATTAACCCATCATATTTTCTTGATGTATGCTGAGATATGTTTTTCGTTGTACCCAAGTGAGTAATAACGCCCTCAATGTTCTTATCGTCTATTCTTTTTGACTCGCAGTTATCTGTAAGTATTTTTTGCTCAGGCAAGAAACAATATAAATCTGCAATAGCTACATTTCCTAATCTTTGAGCAGCATTTACTTTACCGCCTATGGTTGTTCCGCTGCCGGTACCATGAAACATAAGCGCACGGTATGTTTGTTCCTGCACTTTTAATTTTAAATACCCCTGATACCCGCAATATGGCACATTCAATTGATAAGCCAGTGTCTTCATAGAACTGGAACCGGTAAGCCTTTCTGTTCTTAGTTCGTGATTCCCCGGGACAATTCCTAATATTTTCCCCTGTGCTGCCAGTGGTTCTAGCTTATGTTGCAAGATTAATAGCTGATCTGGCATATGATAGGCTTCATCAAACATTGCATTACCAACACTTGTTTTTGTAGCATTTTCCATCATATCTCCAAGAATAAATGTGTAACAGTTTGGTGTGTTTAAAATAAGTTCACAGTTTTTGTCCAGCATATTTTCGTTGCAACACATACTTCCAAGATGAGCATCGGCAAGAGGAATAATATGTATCGGATTGTCAAATTCGTAGTTTAAAACTTTTTTTGGAGCTACGGACGGTATGCGTTTATTCTGTTTGTAGTCCAGTTCAACATTGTATCCATCAAACTTTTCTAATATTTCCCTAAGTTTAGCGTCCAGTTTTCTACAACTCCCTTAGTTTAATATATTTTCTTGTGTAATGTTTATGGATGATCATGTTTATCTTGTTCATTAACATCGTCTGGTCTGTTTCGTTTATGGTTATGCAATCTAGCATTCCATTCATATATTGCTCATCTACTGTATTAATACCGTCATTTACCCGATCTAATATACTATCTTGTAAATTTTTATTTTTTAATTCAGATTTTAACGGCTGGCTAAATGCGTTTTTTACATGAGACAATACCCCAAGATCCCTTAATGCAGCCTTTTTCTTCTCTCTACTTGTAACAGATCTTCTCTTCATTTCAAGTTGCTTTACTTTTTTCTTTTCGTTATCAAAAGACATATGTAAAGCGACAACAATATTGTCATCAAGTTTTTCTTTTGTATCTACCTCTATAGTTACAGCTATATCAATGATATTAATTACCTCAACTAATAATTGAAAAATCCTTCTTATAACACTAATGAGTTCAGACTTTGAAGTCATTGTATTTGTCTTTTCTTTTATAATTTCAACCATATTATCAAGACTTTTTGTTAACTCGCTAATTTTCTGTGTGTCATAAAAAGCTTCGCTTATCTGTTCTTCTAATTTCCTTGCAGAATAAGCAATAGATGCTATTTCATTTATCATTTCTGTTTCAAGACTTATAAGCTCTTCTGTGTCGGCATCTTTATCTATATATGGACACACATAATTAATAGTAAATCCAAATAAATCATCCAGCTCTTTTCTTATTTCAAACATATCCCGATAGAGTTCAAAAGCTATTTCGCCATCAATTCCTGCATGGTACTCTTCGAATATATCGGCGATATAGCTTGTATATGGTTCTGTATCTATTTCTAATGCTTTTTTATATACATCGAAGTCTATAAATTCCTCTATTGGCTGATAGGAGACTCCACTTACACTAAGCAGCTGCTCCATGCTCACAATATATTCCTTTTGTTCTTCAGTAATAGGAATATCAGTATAAATATCTTTTTCATTTATATATTCAAGTATTGCATCTCCAACATTTTGCAATGTTTTTATATAATCAATAATATCGATGCTATTATTGCGGTAAAAATTTATATAATCCTCTTCTACAATCTCTTCTTCAGTTGAAATACTATATGAATATATCTCTGGTTTTGTATATTCAATATTTGGTTTATAGTCGAGCGTGTCTTTAATTGACATTACCAGGTCCTCCTTTTGAAACCTTTACCCGAATTACCTCGGGCAAAAGAAGTTGAAGCCCGTTGCGGAATGTAACCTAATGGCACCTTCTGTGGCGGAGGTGGACCAGGTTCATCCCATGTAGTGATTGCTTTTTTATTGTTATAATGAGATGTAAATTTTCCTCTCATCGGATCTGGATAATTTACCTTCTCAATTCCTATGCTTCTGGCTAATAACGGTTGGTGAATAATCTGTGCCAGGTCGGGCATTTCGACTTGAAAAGCTAGCGTTGCAAGCATGAGTGCGTCTATAGTATGTTCATCGGTACTGGTAAATATAGGCTGACCTGTAGGACTTACCCTTACCACCTGATAATTTTCCATCTGTCTCCAGATAAGCTCATCATTTTCGTTTAACATAAGCATATCCTGCTCGAGCAAATATACCACCTGGTTAACCATAAACGGCTTAATCGGAGTAAGTTTTGCTGTTCTTGTAATAGGATCTTTTACTTCATATGACTCACCGAATGAAATTCCTTTTACTTTATCTTTTAAGCCTGTTTCAGGATGTTCACTGCCGTATAGATGTAAAGTTTCTACCTGATATTCACCAAACCCGCGGTCTACATATATATATGCCGGCCTAAAGTATTCATTTAGTCTTATTATTTTGTTTACGCCCTCACTTAAAGTAAATTCGCTTTTAGGTATTTCTTCTCTTAGAATTACTTTAAATTTTCGATTGGCGCGATCAAATTCAAGAACCAATATCTGTGTCTCGGCCGAGTATTTATCCCAGTCAACTCCTATAGTTCTAATAGCATCATAGGTAGGTTTTAAAATATATTCATAGTTAGCTTTAGCTCTATCTATAAATTCTTTTTTAAATACACCAACCGTTTCATCTCCGAACTCGGCTTTTACTTCATGATCCCACGCTATCTGAGTAGAATACATGCGTTTTAATTCATCTTCCATAGACGCATCCCACTCAGGGTTTACTGTAGACGGAAAATGAAACTCTTTCCAAGATGGATCATGACACAGCTTCCAAAACATTCCCCTGCGGCCTGTAGGAGTAGATGCACATGTAACGCCGATCCTTCTTGGAGCTTCAAGAGCGATGGAGTATATAGTATCAAAATCAGCATCGGACATATAGTCCATCTCATCTAAGAAAATCCAGTCAGCCTTTTGGCCACGAAGCGATCCGCCAGCGTTTCCAGCTTTAGTGCCGGCTGTAAAACCTTTTATTTTAGATCCATTTTTAAGAGCTATAGTATATGGATTTTTAGTGCTTGAAGCAACACTGGCCCTAAGCTGCGGAGATTTTTCTATAAACTTTAATAGCTGCTCCCATATAACCAGTATCTGATTTTCATACGGCGTCGCAACTACTATAGTTGTATCTCTTCTTGTAAATGCCAGCCACAGCATAAATCCGCACATGGTCCATGTATTGTGTGAAATTATATCATCGCATATAAATGTATTTGTCCCAGGGACAGATAAATCATAAGTCTCTTCTTCGCCGATATAATCTATTGCTTTAATTTCTTCGTATAAAATAACTTGTTCTTTCGGTTCTATATATGAATGATTAACTATATTTAAAAATTTGGTTTTGTCATCATCAAGTATCTGAATTCTGTATTGTTCTTCTATTGTTTGTATGGTGGAAAGCACTCCAAGTCTTAATAATAAATGCTGTATCGACCTGGCCACGCTTTCCATGTTTGTAATCATGTATTGTTCTTTGATATCTCCCTTTTCTTTCATATAACTCTTTATAAAAGCAATAATGTCGTTCTTTTGAGAGTTTAAAACAGCGTATAATACCTCGCCTCCACATACAGCAGATATACTACCAAGCATCCTTGCCATATCTTCTCCAAGATGTTCGCCAACAAAAAGTTTATTATACGATCCTGGGACAGCAATTTTTCTACCTATTGCCAAAGAGTCTACATCGACCCATCCATCTTCAGTTAAAAAAGGATGGTTACCAGTAACGTAATTTACTCTACCAGACTCAGTAGTAATTTTATAAACAGGCTTTACTCCGTTTTCCCATATACTATAGTTAGTGGTAAAACTTATTTCTCCCGTATCTTCGTTATATGTGGCAATAGCCGGTTGAATAGCGAATTGGTTTATATGTCTAATATCTAAATTCCCGTACTCAGTAAGGATTTTAGAGCGGTAAGAAATACATTTACCGGTGTTATGAACCACAATTCCATTGGCTATAAAATTATGGGTATCTTTAACGCCAATATCATAGGTGTGTTGTTCGTTCAAATATTCAATAGATTTGATTGTTATTCTAGCAAAATTTTTTGTACCTTTTTTCCTGTGTTTAGCTTTATTTCGTACAGCTTTTAATACTTCTTCACATCGTTCTTCTTTTCCGTATATAAAACCAACGTTCTCAAAAAAGTTCTCTATTGATAAAGAATCAGCAATTCGCAGCCTATATAAAATGCTTTCTTTACCTTTCCAATCTCTTGCCTCTTTATCTATTCTTGCTGTTACATCGATTTTAAGCAGAACAAGTCTTACTTGTTCAAGCATTTCAAAGGAGGTTGAACACAGCATTAATTCTGTAGCTATTCTGTTTCTGCCATTTTTATGAGTATAGGCTCCTCCGTCGCCAGAAAACATTCTGTTGATACAAGCCATGATCGTTTCTTTATCCCAAGTCGTATGCAGCTCAGGAAGTTTTTTATTATTCGCTTTTCTTCCCAATAAATCTAGCTCTTTTAACTCTTTATTTAATTTGTTTTGAGTTCCTTTTTCTCCATCTGTTATGTGTATATCATATCCATTGCCTTTTTCCCGAACTGGACAATCATAATCATATAATTCTTTGCAGATGGTTTTTACTTCGTTTATCATTTTTATATTATTGTTTGTAAATTTAGGAGTCTGTGAACCACCAATAATATAGTCATCAGTTAGCAAATATCCTAATAATGCTCCGAATTTAGGATTATTGTAGGTCCCCCATTTATCAAAACCATGTATAACCATTGATCTGTCACCAGGTTTTAAGCCATCTTCGATAGATTTCCATACATAATGAGCCCCACGCCCATCCTCATTTGGTTCTAATATCAATAGCGGATGATTTGAAGTACAATCGATATGGAGTCCATTCGAAAGTTTTATTCTATATACGTCCTTGACTCCATTGTCGTGTTCTAGAATAACCTTTTTTCTGACTAAAAAGTTTCCTTTCTTTTTTCGCGACATAACAAATTCACCGACTTTTATCTGTTCAATCGGTTTCCATGTTCCGTCAGCCATCAATACCGGCGTACCAGCGACCATACACCGCCTTCCCATTCTTAAAACGGTTCTTTTACTTGGGTCTCTTAAAATTTGTTCCTGGTACCATCTTGGAATTTCACCAGTTGT